AATAACCTGAGCAGGATTGCCAGCCTTGTTGGCGACCGCAGCTTGTGTTAAGCTGTTATTGATCGTCGACTTGGTATACCGTCCTTGCCATAAATTCCTCTCGCCTGTGAGAGTTTCAACTTCCTTTACATGCGCTTTTTGAGCTTTCTTAAGCGCTTCCTCGGTTGTCGCTTCTTTTGTTTCCAGAAGCTTCCGAGTTTCTGTAATCTGTTTCTCAAGTTCATTACGCTCCCCAACCGAAAGATTCGATTTCTTTTGGACAGCTTCCAACTCATCTAAAGTCTTCTGATGAGCAGTTTGGTGTTTCTTTTTGTCTTCGGCCAAAAAGCCGTTGACTTGATCCTGAGTAAACAGATTTGACGAATCAGCTGCTTTCTTTGCCGCGTCAAGCATAAGTTTGGCGTTTTTAGCTGCATCTGATTCCTTATCTTCGATGCTGTCATAATATTTTTGGGCAACTTTCACCGCAGCATCATCATCGAATACCGGTACCCATACTTGGGCATAATCTTTTGCAAATAACAACGTTTTCATAATTACCTCCATTTATACCCTACTAAGTTGAATTACTCTGGATACATCGAGATACGGCTTAATAAGTCGCCATGCAGTTATACTGACGATGCCGGATTCAATATGTTCCATGCTAATACCACGGTTGTAGGTTGACCGAACATTAGCGTACCCTTGTTGCACCATTGACAAATTTTCAAATTCCATCTCAGAATTTACACCATCTAATAACGCATATGCATTTTCACAAATCGCGTCTTTAATATCTTGTGGTGTTTCATCAAAATCCATAAGAGCTAAAACTTCAACAGCTTTAGTGGACATAACAAGAGCTTTCTGCTTGTCCAAATCATCTGCATCTTCCCATGGATCAGCAAAAAGACGAAATGAAAAATATGCATCGCCTTCTTCAACTGTGACAAGTGAACCGCCATCAGTTGCAAGAGTTGATCCTGTAAGTTGTCCAGCGACATAATTAAAAGTAGAAGCTGGATATTCGACGTTAATAGAGTAATCATACGTCAGATCATATTCAGGATCATTAAACTCGTACTCATACTGCCCGACTCCGACATGAATCATTTCGTAACCATCAGAAACAACAATAGCATCATTGTCACTTCTTTTGATTCCATATTTATGTCCTGCATCATCAAAAATAACCGATACAGCATCGGTCGGGATTCCACCAACCTCATGGGTGTATTCTAATTTACTCATCAGTATTACCTTCTCCTCGGCCGTCCTTATTTTGCTTATCAAGGTCAGCGTCGCCAGGTTGTTGTAGATCAGGTGCGCCACGATTACTAACAGACTTCTGAGCAGCTACAATAGCGGCAGCACGTTCAGCATGATCTTTTTTAGCTTGATCCACTTCATTTTCAGGATAGCCCATTGCCTTGCTCGCTGTCTCAGACGACACCAAGCCTTCTTTATGATCTTCACGGAGTGTTTCATGATCTGTTATAAGAACCTCTGCAGAATCAACTTCACTATGCATCTTTTCCAAATCAGCAGAAGAAACTTTCTGTTCCATTGTCACAGTAATAATTTCTTTAGAAAGTTCTCGTTGATAAATTTGAGAAGGAACAGTTTCCTTGAGCTTTGTTAATTCTGAAGCTTCTTTTCGACGATCCGCATCCGTTTTCAAACTGTAGTCCTTGGGATATTTAATCTCAGCAATTTCAGAGTGTTGATAATTAGCCCAAATAGAAGCAATATGTCTTTCAAGTTTCTCAAGTTCAAGACCAATATTTGATAGCCCTGCTTCAAGACCTTTAACATCTAATTCTCTTGAAGGTTCTGAGCCAGAAGGTCTTTCAAGATTTGATAACGAAAGGTTCACAAGCTTCCGAATATCTTGTTTTAATTTGGCTTGTTTCTCCATACTCACTCGAAGAGGTTCTCCAGAAGGATGAATAAATCCTGGACGTTCGAAACCCTTCGGGTATGCACGACCTTTTGTCACACCGACTTTAATATCCGGATTTCCCGAATCAGTGACATTCTCTCTTTTAGGCTGTCCATCTTCCTCTGCCGTTGTAACAATCGATTTAACATTTTTCATCCGAGGATCGAACTGCTCTGTATAAAATGGAAAATTTGACTGGAGCGAATATGCAATGTCTGAACTTTCAAGATTTAATAATGCAATTTGATAATCGGCAACATCTGTCAACAAGCTTTGAGATAATTGTCCAAGAGCAAAAGGTATTTGTCCAAGATTCATTATAGCTTGCTGACCTTCTTTAATCCCATTTTTATCATACATCTGAAAAGTTACACCGGCTTCTACTAATTGAAGATGTCGATATTTTTCAACAACTCCTGTAACTAATCCAGTAATTTCATCAATTTCTTCAACATAGTCACGAAGAAGCAAAGAAACTAATATATTATTCTGAATTGTCCAAGATCGAATATCCTCTGCCGGATAATAATAAATATAAGGTCGTATCCCTTGGATATTGGCTTTGGTTGCTTGATCAGGCATAGGAAATTTATCAACATATACTCCAACTTTTCCCATTGAAATTAATTCAGGAAGAGTAAGAGTCCCAATAAAATTAGTCATTGTCCGACCTTCCAAATCTACTCCACCCATAAGACCTTTAATTGCATCTTGATATGTTTGATCACCTTCGCTTCTGGTAATATCAAACATACGTTGGTAGATTGAATTTTTAATATCAATCAACGCAGCTTTGGCATGAGCAGGACAATAAGAGATTAGCTTCCGATTTGAAAAATCAGTAACATCCTCTCTCAAACTAAATTTCCTGAGATACTTATTGACAAAAGCTTTTCCGCCAACATACGTCTCTCTAAATTTGAGCCAATCCGCTGTTGCAGAAGCATAGTCAGGGTGTGTAATTTCAGCGGGCGTCTTTGCTCGGGCAAAAATAGGAATCCATGTTTTCATAATACTTTCCCTATGTCGTAAGACATTGTTATTTGAGCTGCCAGTGGCAGAGCAAGTTCAGCATAATTTCGAGCATGGGCAAAATGGTCGTCCTCATTCCCTGTAACATATCGACCAATAGGATTACCATACCCATCTTTTTCATACACACGTACTGGAGCCTTAATATGATCCTTATATTGATGTGATAAATCAATAGGTAATCTAATTCTATTTCCATGGAATCTTGAGAAACTCATATCGAGCCATGAGGTTCTATCAACTGTCATTGTATGTTCTTCCTCAGCATGAAGATGAATTTGTTTTGAAGCTCCAATATTATTACCATAATAACAAAGTCGTGCATGTCCCCAATGTCTTTGTGCAAACTCAAGAGCTTTTCTTTTCTCAGGGTGTGCATCAATAACACAAAACATTATCCCGAATCGTTGCATTAATTTATCAAGTTCTTCAAAATGTAAAACCTTACCTTCATAGATTAATTTTGCAACTGCTGTCAAATTTATATCAAGAGCTAAATCGTCTTTATCGAAGAACCATTGATCAATTTCATAATGCAACCATTTGCCAACATCAACTCCCATAGTCAATAATGCATTTGGTGGAGGAGTTACTGCTTTCTTAAAATCACCGGTGCAGGATTCGATTTCCGAATCAGTGACTCTTGCACCTTCTACAGTATGGGTTATTCCAAGTTTCGAATTAAAAAATTCTTGTTCATCCGAAGGATTAGTTTGAGCTTTTAAAAATAAATTAGCAATTTCCCAAGGCTTAACTGTCATTGAGTATAATTGATTAATATGATATCCGGATATGTACCTATCAGTATATGATGGAATCCATTTTGCATTATCGAATCCAAGCCATTCAGTTTTTGCTTCATGAATCAATTTACCTTTACATTCTTTACAAACTAAATAACTATCTTGCAAATGTGGATCAGTTACATCATCAGCCGTAATTACTAAACAATCAGGAAATTCTAAACGTGTATATCTCGAACAACGAGGACATTTAAACATATAATAATTTTGAGAACTGAGAATAAAATCAGAATTAATCCCAAATTTATCAATAGTCGGTGTTGATATTTGAAATGCTTGTTTTTCAAGTTGACCTGACATACGTTCAAAAATCATTGCAACATTTTCCTGTACCATTTCATCTTTTTCATCTACGATTACAACAGCAACAGGAATTGACTTAAGTTGTGATCTTGACCTTGAGCCACGTATATAAAGGTTCGCATTGCCCGCGCGCTTATGGCCAATATTTTTTACATCTGTAAAAAGATTAGTAAGATGGTGGCTCATTTCAAGCGCAGGATCAAAACGAGCAGTACTAAAATCATTAGCATCTGGCGTATTCGCCGGTAATACATATAAGACTGATTCTCCTTCAAGATCAATAGCTTTAAAGGATTTATTAAGTGCAACTTCTGTGTAACCCATTTGGGCTGCTTTTTGCCCAATAATCATTTCAGACAGATCATCATGCATCTGTTTGAGCCAAGGATGATGGACAAATCCCCATGGTCCAGGGAAAGGTTTGCCCATCACCCTATATTGCTCGGCCCATCGGCTTGTGGTGGTTACACTACGCCGACGGATGTTCGAGACCAT